CGAAGCTGGCGAATAATCCGGTGCAATCGCTGGAAGGCACGGCGTTGACCGGCATGATCGGCGCAAGCTATCACACCTGGAGCAATGCCAATACCTTGCTGTTTAAGGGCATGAGTATCATGCAAATCAATAAAGATGGTAGCTGTAGCATCAAGCGCCTGGTGACGATGTACCAATTCAAGGCCGATGGCAGCGCCGATGACGCTTATTTGGATGTGCAGACGCCGGAAGTGGTGGAGCGTATCCGCTACGAGCAACGGGTTGGCGCTGCTAATCAATTTGTCGGCACGGCGGCGGCGAAAACCAATGAGGGCTTTAGGCCGGGCTTGCGGATCACCACCGAGGACTCGGTAAGGGCGTTTTTGCTAAGCCTGTATAAAAATACCCTGATGAACAATTACGGCTGGGTGCAGAATTATGAGCATTACAAGTCGACCTTGGTGATTGAGCAAGACGCGCTAAATCCCAGCCGGTTTAATTATGTCGATACGCCGGTATTACTGTCTCCGTTCTATATTTTGGCGGGACAAGCCCAGTTTACAAAGTCGGTTTAAGCCCTGTTTAAACCTTATTTAAAGGAGCATTATTGATGGCCCAATTAAACAATATCAAATCGGTTTCGGTGCCGTCGCTCGGCAAGTTGCCGTTGGCGGCCAATCCCGGCACGTTTGTGCCTTCGGGAACGCAGCGCGCGCATAAACCGGGCCGCCTGGCGGAAGATGGCGGCTTTACCTCGACCAATCAGGGCGCCAAGCTGGACCTGAATATCAACCTGTTGAGCGGGATCGATCTGGTGGCCTTGAATGCCGTCGAGAACGAAGACATCACCATTCGCCTGGCGGATGGGCATGTGCACATGATGAGCCAGGCCTTTGTGGTTGACCCGATGGGCATTGAAGACGGTGAAAGTAAAATCACTTTTATGTCTAACTCGTCCGAGCTAATTGTATGAGTATTTTAAAGCTGACCAAACCGATTACGATTGGCAAAAAGACGCTTGAGTCGTTGACTTTCAGGGATTATACGATTGCCGAGGATTACCTGGCATTTGATAATCGCGGCGGCGTGGCGCAACGGATTGCGTTGATTGCCGCCATTTCCGGCACCGATGAGGCGGTGATTAAGCAGCTGCACGGCGCGGATTATTTGCGCGCGGAAAAGCTGGTGAGCGTGTTGCTGGATCATGACGCCGATGACGCCGACGGGGTAGAGTCGGAGGATGCCGCCGAAAAAAAGTGGTCAGAGTAATCACGGCGGTTGGGCTGGTGGCGATGGTGATGCATCAGCCGTTGCCCGTGATTAAAGCCTTGCCGCTGGCTGAGTTGTTTTTGTGGGCGAAAATGGCCGCTGCCCGAGAGGGTAGAACTTTTTAGTATGTAGGTCGGGCATGCGGTTTATGCCCGACATTTTGAGCTTTTAATGTCGGGCAGAACAGATTGCCCGACCTACGGTGAAGAATACTTTTTAGCGGGAAAGGTTTCCCGCCTGCCGAACCTTGCCTAATCCTATTAAACTCTGGTTACATCCTGTATCCGGAGTTTTTTTATGCCTAATGCTTCAGCTAATGTCGAATTGCGGCTGCGCTTTGCCGATGGCGGGGCTACATCCGGGATCGACCGGGCAGCCCGGCATATCAGGCAAACCACCCAGGCAACGGAAAACGCCGTCAATCAATCCAACAATCGCCAGCGCAGCAGTTACGAGCGGCTTTCCCATGCCCGCGAAACGCTGGGCGTGCGTTCCGAGCACCGGGTTCAGCGCGAAATCCAGCAAACCCAGGCGGCGTATAACCGCTTGGAGCGTTCCGGCACCGTTAGCCAGGCGGCTTTAAGCCGGGCGGCCGATCGCACCGCGCAGCGGATCGCCCGGTTAACCAATGAAATCGGCCGGCAAACCTCAGCCCAACAGCGCGCCACGCGAGAAGCCGAGAATTATGAGCGGACCATGAGCCGCATCAGGCTTGGGGCCGCCGCGGGCGCTGGCGTATTAGCGGCGGGTTATATGCTGAAAGCGCCGGTGACGACGGCGATGAGTTTTGATGAGCGGTTGGCGTTGATGGCGAATACGGCGTTTAAAGAGCGTGATGCCAAAGGCCGGCTGTTGGGGGCGAAACAACTTGAAGCCACGATTAATCAATCTACTGATTTAAAGCGCGGCGGCGCGGGCACGCGCGAGCAAGCCGCAGAAGCGCTTGACTTGATGATAGCCAGAGACACGCTGGGTTTTGAAAAATCCATGGCGTTTTTACCGGCGGTCATGCGTACAGCGTATGGTACTGGCGCTAACCCGGTGGATATTGCCAATTTATCGAGCGTGCTATATGGTCAGGGCATCGTTAAAGACGATAAAAGTTTGAAAATTGCGCTGAATATGGCGACGGCTGCTGGACAGGCGGGCGGTTTTGAGATTAAGGATATGGCGCGCTGGTTACCGCAACAGTTACCCCTGGCGCAAGCATCCGGATTGACTGGATTAGCGGGCTTGCAAAAAGTGCTCACCATGAATCAGGCCGCCATTTTAACCAGCGGCACGACCGACGAGGCGGGTAATAATGTCCGCAACTTGTTAACTAAATTATCGTCGAAAGATACCGCCAACGATTTTAAAAAAGCGGGCCGTGGCGATCTGGGTAAATTCCTGATTGACCAGCGCATAAAGGGCGTCGATGCAGTAGACGCTTGGATGAATTTAATTGATCAAGAAGCCGAAAAGAGTCCTACCCTTAAAAACGCTATGGCAAGGCTCAAGGGCGCGACCACTAAAGGCGATCAACAAGCGGCCATTGACGCAATTACCCAGTTGTCGGAAGGCAATGTCATCGGGCAATATTTTCAGGATATGCAAGCCAGGGGCGCGTTATTCGCGCTGCGCAACAAAGAATTAACCGGCAGGGTCGGGCCGTATATCAGTAAAAATATGACCGAATTCGGGGCTAATGACATTAACTTTCAAACGGTGTCTGGAACCGGCGCTGCCGCCATGCGCAACGCCGAACAAGAATTGGCCATCAAGCAAAAGGACGCCATGGAAAAGCTGATTCCCACCATCACCAAGGCGGCCGATATGTTTGTCGATTTGTCGCAAAAATACCCGGATTTAAGCGCGGCCGTAGTGGGCGCTACGCCGCCCATTGTCGCCATGGGCGCGGCGGCCGGCATTACCGCGGCGTCGATGGGCGGCCTAGGGGGCAGCCTGGGCGCGTTGGCGGGGGGCGTGGGCGGTGTGTTGAAGGTGCTTGGGTCGTTTAGCGCGGGCTATGGCGTCGGCACGGCATTGGATAAGGGCGTCGAGATGGCGACCGGAAAAAAGGCCAGCACCTGGATAGGTTCCGCGGCCTATGATTTTTTCAATACGCCGGCCTCGATGAAACTGCCGGACGCAGAACCGCGAAAAGATTCCCATGTTGTTTTGCATCTGCCGCCGGGCGTTGAAGTCAAAAAACAATGGGGTAAAACGGTCAAGGTGGAAACCGCTACCGGCAATGTGCATACTGGAGCGCCCTAATGGCTGAACAAACCTATCTCGACCGCTGGCAACCGGCCAGCTTTCGCGGCGTCACTTTTTTGACCGATAGCCACGACGCCAAGGGCGGCCGCCGCCTGGCGGTGCATGAATTTCCCGGCGCTGAACTGCCGATGGTGGAGGACCTGGGCGGCAAGGCCTGGGAGTACCAGCTCAATGCCTATTTTATCGGCGCGCAATATGACCAAGACTGTAACGACTTACTGGCACAGCTGAATACGCCGGGCGCCGATTGGTTGATCCATCCCTGGTTAGGGCGCTTGTGGGTGCGGGCCCAGCAATGGTCGCGGCAGGAAGACAGTAGCAAAAACGGGTTTTGTTCCTTATCGATTACCTTTGTACCCGGCGGTGAAACACCGTACAGCGCCACGCCTGATCTGGTGGATACCGCCATGGACAAGGCGGATAGCCTGGCCGACGAGGCGCTTAAACTGTTTGGCCTGGAGACGATGAGCATCGAGGGCGTGGCCGGGTTTGCCGGCATCGTGCAAGGCAAGCTGGATTACATCAGGACTCTTATTTCCTACGCCACGTTGCCGCTGACCTGGTCGCAACAAGTAATGAACCGGATTGCCGGCACGAATACGATGCTGGCCGAGCTGGTGGCGTTGCCGGGCGCTTACGGCAATGCCTTGCGGGGCATAACGGACGCGCTAGGCCTTGGCACGGGCACGGAAACGCTGGATAGCTTGCCGAGGCAACGCCTGGTGTCGAGTTTGTCACGGCTGACCATTGATGCTGCAACGGTTACGTCCGCTAGCGCCGCGCTGACCGATAGCGCCGCGCGCGTCAATGTACTGAGTGAGGCTGAGTTACGTAGCCGGTTATTGCTGGTATCAGTCAACCAGGCCGCGCTGGCTGATTTTCATACCGAACAGGAGCGTGACGCCGTGTTGGCGTCCGTCAATGCCGCCTATGACGTGCTGTTGCCGGCGTTGCCGGATACGGTGTTTCAAGCGGCGGTATCGGCGCGCGCGGCGTTGATCGAGGCCTTACTGGCGCAAGATTTAGACCCTGAATCTGTTCACGACATCATTACCTTAATGCCGGCCACGGTGTTGGCGCACCGGATGGAAGTGGAAGAGCCGGTGTTTATTGCCCGGAATAACGTTAGACACCCGTTATTTGTCAGGGGCCGTGTCTATGGTTGAAATACGCTTTAACGGCGTGCGTTATGCCTGGTGGCAACAGGTGCAGATTACCAGCTCCGTGGATGATTTATGCGCCTCTGTTACCTTGTCGGTCACGCGTCCCGGCACCGGCGAGCGGCTGGGGATCGATGCCAATACCGTTATCGAGGTGTTGATCGATGGCACGGTGGTGGCGACGATCCGCGCGGATGTGATCCATCGTCAGGTAACGGCCGATAGTCACCGTATTACCATCGATGCGCGCTCCCTGG